ATGAAGTAATTGGTCCAGCAGCACAATCTTATGGTTATGGTTTTGGTATTGGAAACTATGGTGGAACAATTACAGGTGTTGCACAAACAGAATTAGATGGATCACTAAATGCAGACACTGCTGGTACAGGTGGATCGGGAACCGCTGTTACTGTAGACTCGACTACTGGTTTTGATTCTGCAGGTACAATTTTAGTAGGTAGTGAATTAATTACATACACATCAAAAAGTTCTACACAATTTTTAGGTATTACTAGAGGTACAAATGGAACAGCAACTCCTGGTACATCAAATGGTCAAGCTCACAGCACTAATGCTGTAGTTCAAAATGCAACAGACTTTACAGGTTTTGGTAGTGCAGTTAAAGCATCTACGGTTACATTAGAACCAGGACTTTGGTCACTTAACTCTTTTGGTGAAGTTTTAGTAGCTACAATATTAAATGGTAAAACATTTACATGGAATGCTGGTGTTGCTAATCCTACAGGTAACAGGGCATCAACAACAACATCTGGGTTTGAAACATCAAACAATCCTACTGCAACACGAACAACTTTGATATCACCAACAACAAGACACTTAATTCATTTCGGAACAGAAGTAACAATTGGTACGCCTTCTACACAAGACGATATGTTTATTAGATTTTCTGCTGATGAAAGTATTAACGAGTATACTATTCAAGCAACCAATACAGCCGGTTCACAAAGACTTCAAGACGGAACGCGGATCGTTGGAGCGTTAGTTGCAAAAGAAAATATTCTTGTCTGGACAGACAATGCACTTTATACAATGAAGTTTGTTGGTGCACCTTTTACATTTGGATTTGAACAAGTTGGAACTAACTGTGGATTAATAGGACAGAACGCTGCAATTGAAATTGATGGTGTTGCATATTGGATGAGTAATAATGGTTTCTTCTCTTTTGATGGTACAGTAAATTCATTACCTTGTTCGGTTGAAGATTTTGTCTACGACAATATTGATACAACAAAAGGACAACAAATAACTGCAGGTATAAATAATTTGTTTACAGAAGTTTTATGGTGGTATCCATCATCAAGTTCTGCTTTTAATGATAGATCAGTAGTTTATAATTACGGTGCCAAAGCACCTCCAGGTGAAATGGGTAACTGGTATAATAACACCAATACTAATTTTAATAGAACAACTTGGATTGACTCTCTTGTTTATCCAAAACCTTATTCAACCGCATACAACAGTTCTAACACAGGAACGTTTCCTTCAATTGTAGGTGAAACAGGACTAGGTCAAAGTGTTTTCTTTGAACATGAAATAGGTACAGATCAAATTAATCCAGATGGTAGTACAACAGCTTTATTATCTTTTATACAATCGTACAATTTTGCTTTACAAACTGACCAAGGTATTGGAGAATACTTTTTAGCTATGCGTAGATTTTTACCAAACTTCAAAGTATTGACTGGTAATAATCAAGTAACCATATCAGTATCTGATTATCCATCAGAAGATGTAACAGCTACGACATTAAGTCCTTTTACAATTACATCTAGCACAACTAAAGTTGACACTAGAGCTAGAGGGAGGTATGCAAACTTAAAAATAGAAAATACAGGATCAGGTGAATCATGGAGATTTGGTACATTCCAAGCTGATCTACAACCAGACGGAAGAAGATAATGGCAAAGATAGTAGTAAGATTACCCGAACCAAAAAAAGAATACACAGAAGACAACCAAAGACAAATTAACAGAGCTTTAGCTTCTGTAGTAGAACAATTAAACTCTACATTTTTAAGACAACAAAAAGAAGACCAAGAACGATTTACTTGGTTAGGATTAGGATAATGGCAAATATATATAAAAATCAAAAACAAGATTTAACAACTACAGATATTACAACTCTATATGCTGTACCTTCTAACTCAAGAGCAATTGTAAAATCTATTTTAGTTTGTGATGATAGTAATAATGGTAGCACAATTACAGTAACATTAACAGATGCATCTAGTAATGTATTTGTATTGTTTGATGTAAAAAATATAGCTGGTCACGCAACAGAACAGTTATTAACTGAACCATTAATTTTACAAGAAAGTGAAATATTAAAAGTAACCGCTGCAGATGCAAATAGATTGCATGTTGTAGCATCAATATTAGAAATCAACAGGGAGGACAGATAATGTCATTTGTAGAAACAGAAGCTTCTGTAAGGTATGAGATAGTAGATGGTAAAAGGATACCAATTATTACACCAAAAACAGAAGTAACATTAACAAACACTGAAACAGGTCAAGAATACACGTCAGACGCGGAAGCTATGCAGGATGTACAAAATCCTAATAGTTCTACTAAATCTGAACACATCAGAAGAGATGTTCATGTGACTGTGGAGTCAATACCTTTGGGTACAGCCACAAATATCAGTGATTGACGAAGAGTAAAAAAACAAGTAAAATGCACGATACTGCATATATCAAGCGTGGCAGCCTTGCATTTCACTACATTAATTAGAGATACATTATGGGATTTTTTAAAAAAGTATTCAGACCAGTTCGTAAAATAGCAAAGAAAATTATACCTAAAGAGGTAAGACCTTTCTTACCTTATATCGCTGCTGGCTTTGGACCAGCAGGTTTAGCAGGGACACAATTTGCGGCGATGAATCCAGCTTTTCAAAAAGCAATATTAGCTGGAGTAACTTCAGCAGCCACTGATGAGCAAGGAAATCCATTTAGAGCAGCAGCGTTAGCAGCAGCTCCAGACGTATTGTCTCAAGGTTTAGGAAATGTAGCATCAAGAATAGATCCTAACCTTATAGCTGATTCAGATAGTTTTGTTCAAATAGGTGATTCAGCTGCAAAAGCAGCAGGTACATTATCTAGAGCTGGAAAAGCAATTGAAGGTGCCAGTACATTTAAGACAATAGGTGCACAAACAGCAGTAGATCAAGCAGCAAAGTTTGCAGAAATTAGACAAGATGAAATAGATGCGTATAATGCAAATTTATTAGAGCAAGGTGTACAAGATAAAACAAAAAGAAGAGCAGCAATCTTTGGTATATATAAAAATGCTGGTTATGATGATGATTACGTAAATAATATGTTAGACAGATATGGATATGACATGGGTGGTATAGTTGAATTTTTTAAAAGTTTAAATCTTAAAGTACCAAAAGGTATGAAAGCTATGTCTAATAGAAAAAAACTTTACGACGATAAAGATGAAAACATAGTAATTCCTCCTGAAAAACCAAAGGAAGATGATGAGGATAGTGAACCAGTTCCAGTAAGAGAGGTAGACAAATATGATTTAGCTGGTGGTTTAATGGCAGCAGCTGATGGTGTTCAAAAAGCTTTTGGTAGAGGTTTCGGTGAAATGGAACCAGTGCCAATGTTAAGATTTGCTAGAGGTGGTGAAGTAGAAGAAGAAGGTATAATGAGTAAAATAGTAGATTCAATGGGAGACGATTATGATTATTTTACTAGAATTAAAATAAGAGAAAATCTTAAACAAGGTGAAACTAATGAAGATGCAATAAATTTAGCAGAACAAGAAGCAATGGGTATGGTAAAAGAAAAATATGGTTTTGCTAGAGGCGGTGAAGTAGAGATAGAAGAAGAAACAGATGATCTAGGTATTATGGATTTAATGAGAGATCAAGGAATTGAATATGGTGAACAAGCATCTAACGCTCAAAACGATGAAATTTTAGAAAGACTTTTTGAAGAGTTTTTAGATATGGGTTTATCACCAGAAGATGCAGCTAAAGCAGCAAGAGATGCTTTTGATAGAATGAGTCAAAAACCTAATGAAGGTATTATGCAAATGGCATCAGGATATAAAGATGACATAGATGAAATGTATGAGCAATATGTTTTTGAAATGGAAGAACAAGGATTACAACCAATGTCTTTCTCACAATTTTTAGCTAGAGAAAGAGCTGGTATGGAAGATGGTGGTAAAGTAAAAAGAAGAAAAAAAGGTGAGCCAGCAGATGAAATTATAGAAACAGAAGAAGAAATTTTTTTAAATACAATGCCAAGACCTAAAAGACAAGGTATTATGGAAGCAGCTGATGGTGGTATAATGGAAAAAGATATGAGAGGTGGTGGATTTATACCTGAAGGTACAAAGGAAAGAGCTGATGATGTACCTGCAAGATTATCTAAAAACGAATTTGTAATGACTGCAGATGCAGTTAGAGCAGCAGGTGGTGGAAGTGTTAACAAAGGTGCAAAAAGAATGT